TATGAGTGTAGGTACAAAAGATACGTATCATATTAATTCATCGAGACGTACACATGATTTAGGCAAGAAGATAAAGATTAAAGATGTATTGAAAATACTAAGAAAGAAGTAGCGGGGAGGCTATTATGGAATTGGCAACAAATGAAGGTGTGATAAAATACTTAGAAGAGAACTTCAAAGATATTCCACACTACTCAAGAGGAAATTTAGATGAGTTCTCCAAGGGTGTTTGGGCAGTTCCAATTGTTAATTTTGAGTGTGTTGGCAATAAGATATTTATAAAAACAAAAGCTATAACAAGAGTTGTTGTTCTTTGAAAAAACAGACTGCCACAATAGAATATCCGGGCGGGAAAGTATTACCTAAACAGTATGATGCTCACGTCTGTAATAAGAAAGTAGTTGGGGTAGTTGGTGGATTTGCAAGTGGTAAATCTTATTGGGCTGTCATGCAGACCCTTAAATGCCTTTTAGAAAACCCAGGAAATGAAGGTCTTTATGGTCGTTTGACTTTAGATGAAATCAGAAGGACATTTTTCCCGATCTTTTACGAATTATGTCCACAAGAGCTAATCATAAGCCATAACAAGCAGGAACAGCGCATTATACTTAGGACATCAGGGAAACCAAGTACCCTATGGTATGTCGGTCTTGATGATGCTAAGAATGCCCAACATAAGCTAAAATCTATGAACTTAGGTTTCGCTACTGTTGATCAGCTTGAGGAGATTTCCCACTCTGTATATTTAGCTATAAAGGGTCGTCTTAGAAATAAGGCAGGAACACGTCAATTCTTTTTCAATTGCAATCCAGAAGGACATAACTGGATATGGAAGATGTTTATAAGAAAGCGTAATCCTGACTTTGGTATTTTTGAGATGAACGCTTGGTCAGAGACTGCTCCTGTGCCGACACAATCTGTCGTAAACGCAAGAGCTAAAGTTCTAAAGAGAGACCCTCACGATCTGGTGATAGATGATTTTCCAGATTACCTACAATATACAGACAATCCATATTTACCCATCGATTACTTGATGGATATGCTCAACCAGCCAGAGCAGTTCAAGAGTAGGTATGTATTTGGTAAATGGGATGCTTTTGAAGGTCTTATTTATACCCAATTCAACGAAAAGGTTCATATAATACCAGCCTTTGTATACTTTATCTAANGANTATGTTAGAGTGGTATCAATGGATTATGGTAAACAGAATCCGATGTCAATACACTTTTGGGACATATACACAGATGGTACTATTTATTGTACAGGAGAGATATATCAGACACAGTTAGATATATCTACAGCGAAGATAATGATACGTGCAATGAATAGAGAGAAAGAGGTTCATACATGGATAGCAGATGGTAGTATATGGGATGAAAGGATAGAAGGTCATCAGTCTGTAGGGCAGCTATTTGAAGACAATTCAGATACGAGTGGTTGGAGTATAAGGTGGAAGAGAGCCGACAGAGGTGCTGGTTCTGTAGAAGCAGGGATTGAGATTGTGAGGCAATATTTAAAGCATGACCAATTTACTGATAACAAGTCAAGGGTGTATTTTTTTAAAGATAAAACACCAAAGTTGCTTGATGAGATACAAGACTATAGATACAAGGAGCTTGCTCAGAGTGTTAATGTCAGAAGAGCTATTAATGCGCCCGAAACGCCACGAAAATTCAACGATCACGCTATGGACGATATGAGGTATGCCTTAGCACATATAAAGCGTTATGACATACGTCCTGTTGAAAATTCAGAAGATGGGCTTAGAGGTTTTTTAAGACAGTACAAACAATTGTATGGTGGAAAAGGTTCTACGAGAGGATTCATGGTTAAATGAAAAAGAGGATTGGACAAGGCACATTTCAAAAACCTTCTATTATAGAACGTTGGGAATATGCTAAGGAGAAAAAAGGTCATTACTTTGAAGACAACGCAGCCTTAAACTTTGGTTATTATAAAGGTACAGCGCATTGGCGATCTGAGGAGATGGCTAAATTAGCAGAAGAGGATAGACCAGCCACTATAATTAATTATATCTTTAAGGCTATAAATACACTTTCAGGTAATGAGATACAGAATCGCAATGATATCTATGTCTTTCCTTTTGAGGGTGGTGATGTAAGGATGGCTGATATAGCTAACTTTGCAATGAAATATGTCAAGAAAGAAAATAATTTAGATTGGCGGTTTTCACAGGCTAATTTAGATGGTTTTATAACGGGTCAGGGTTGGTTAAAGAATAGTGTAGAACTGTTACCCGGTGGTGATGTAGCTATAAAAGTAAGATCACGTAATCCTTTATCAATAGCTTATGATCCCGGTTCTATAGAAATAGATCTTGAAGATGCACATGATGTCCATGAGGATATGTGGATGGATGTGGAAGAGATGGCAAAGCGATTCCCACAGGTAAAAGATGATATTGCTTCTTTCTCACGTTCAGCTGGTAAAGAAAGAGCCTCTATGTATTATGATCAAGATAAAAATCTTGGTAGAGCGGTATATAGTGAGTTTAAAGACTATACAAAGACAAATATAGTTTTAGTAAAAGATGGTGGTAAAACCATTTGGCTNCCAGAGAAAGAAGCTAAGAAGAAGAAGATAATCCGCAAGATACCCACAATAAAGACAATAGTAAAAGGTACATGGCACTACGGCAGTATAGAGCTTGAGGCTCCTGTAGAGAACCCTCAAGGATGCGGAGAGGGTGAATTCAGTTATACACCTGTATTCCCTTATTTCGTACAAGGAGAGGGTGTAGCACCTGTAGATCAAGTTAGATCAATACAAGATATCGTTAATAAGTCTTAACTCACAGGCTGTTGATATACTAAATAGGCAACCAAAAGTGGGACGGTATTTATGAAAAAGGGGCTATTNAGAACCCTGANACTTTAAATGATATGGCTACAAGTGGNACATGGACAATGGTTNAGGATCTAAATAAGGTCAAGATGGCTCCTCCTCCACAGTATCCACAAGCACACATGGCTGTTGTCAGAGATTCTATTGATTTATTAAAAGAAGTTCTTTCTATACCAGATGTATTTATTGGAGAAGCACCGGGTAGGATAGAATCTGGATTAGGTGTTCAGATATTAAACAAAGCAAGCAGGACTACCTTTTGAGATGCCTGCTGATAACCTGAGATTAGCACAAATTAACGTAGGGCGTAAGATCATCAATCAGTTCTCAGAGTTCTGGTCAGATGACAAGTTTATGCGTATCATGGGTAGTAATGATTTTACAGATATACAGATATCACCCGATCTTATAGAGATTTCAAAGTTAGATAAGTATACAGGTAAGGTTAAGGTAGATGAAGATGGAAGGGCAGATATAGAAGTTATTCCAAATAAATTAAAAGATAGTAAATTTGATTTCGCTATAGATGTGAATACGCCAAGCCCAACGCAGAGGATGGCAAACCAAGCAGCAGCGTTACAGATATTCCAACAGATGCCACGACCAGAGTTTATACCATTGGTTATTGGTATGTTGGATTTCCCTGACAAAGAGAAATGGTTGGAAGCCACAAAGCAAGCTACACAGGCAGACGCATTAGCGGCACAAGGAGGTCAACCAATTGGCTAAGATGATAAAGCTTATGCGATCAAAGATAGGTCGCTTTGCAGGAAAGAAAGTTAATGCAGAGATATTACATGAGTTAGGAAAGCAAGAGATGCCATTTAATGGTCGTTATTACTTGGATGAAAACAAGACAGAGCATTGGACTATGGAACATCAATTTTGGTTAAAGCATAAAAGGTTATTTCAGGATGTCGGCTTCTTGCCTGAGATAAGTGTTAATAAAGATAAAAAGATGCCAGCAATGTTAGAGAAATTTTAAATAGGAGGTGGACTCACTATGAGTGAAGAATCCAAAGAGCAAGAAGTAGAACCGATGGTTTTACCAGATACAGAAGATATCCCTGAGAAATTCAGAGGGAAAGACGTTAATGAAGTATTAAAGTCCTACCATGAGGTAGAGAAACTTATAGGCTCCAAAGGAGAAGAGATAGGTGGTTTGAAGAAAGAACTTGAGTTAATGAGGGAGCAATCACAACCAGAACCAGAAGAGGAACAACCTGCTATGGATAGTTATGATTATATGACAAAGGGTGATGTTGCTAAGATGTTATCAGAACAACAGAAGAATTTTGATGATCAATTAAAAAAAGCAAGTGAAGGGAATGTAGCCCAAACGAACTGGGAGTTTGACAAGCGACAATTCTCTGCAAAACACCCCGAACTTGATGAGAAGGCAGTAAATACTATTGCTCTTATAGGCATTGAGAACGGGGAAAACACATTAGACGGGGCATACGAACATTTTGTACAATTTGCGAGTAAGGCTGGGTTAAACGCAAACGCAAAAGACCCTCGTATAGTTTCAAGTAATCTGTCTGGTGTACCAAATGAGGAACAAGAAAAGTCTAAAGAGATGTTCAGCGATGATTGGATGAAAAGAGCTCGAACAGGCGCAAGAGGCATTTCTGACACCTTTAAATAGGACGGAGAGAATCTCCCCAATCCTGAAATTAAACAATAATTTTGGAGAGATAGAATGAGTTATTCAACAGGAACAAAAGATTACGGGAATTTAGATTCCTCAAGAGTTACAAATGACATAGATATGCAGGACAAGATTGTTGAGCTGTGGCCTTCCGAGGTTCCATTTATGACGTTTCTAAGAAAGATGCGACATGAGCCAACATCTGATCCTAACCCTAAAAAGTTAGTACACAAGAGTGGATGGGCTGACCGTCGGTTCTTTGCTGGTGGCGCACATACATGGTCATCTTCTGCTAATGGTGCAACAAGTGCTAACGTAGCAGTTCAGTTAAGTGTAGATGGTAGTGATAACGTAGGTTTCTTGATCGCAGGCTTAGTGCTTCGCTTTAAGACATCTGGTGGTGATACTACTGCTATCATATCAAATGTAGATTCACAACAACAAGTAGATTTAGTATCTATTTCAAGCTCACCGAACGCTATTGCTGATAACGATCAGGTTCAAGTTATTGGTACAGCTTTCGCACGTGGTGCTGACAAGGCAACTGCAACATATGACACAACTACTTCTCAAGCTACATTTACTGAGATATTCAAGACAGTTGTTGATGTTACAGGAACTTTACAGGCAACAGGTACATATGGTGTGAGTGAATTTGAAAGATTGATGAATGACAAGTCTAAAGAGCATGGTGTTGATATGGAACGCTCTATGTTGTTTTCTCAATATGATTCAACAGGAACAACTGTAGGCTCAGATACTATTTATACTACTTATGGTATTATACCTTTTATAGAAGACAATTCTTCTACATCTAATATTTTCTCAAGAACGTACGCTTCTTTTACGTTTGATGATTATATTGATGATCAAGAAGAGTGGTTTACTAAAGGTGGAAACCAAAGTACATCTGAGAAACTATCTTTATGTGGTTCTTCTGCATTAGCTTTCTTCTCTAAGATAGGAAGTGGTAAGATGTGGGAAGCTGCGCAGGTAAATATAGAATCTAAAATGAATGAATATGGTGTTAATGTAACAAGTATTCGTGCGCCATTTGGTACCGAGCATTTAGTACATGAGCCTGTTCTTCGTGGTGATTCTACTAATTCATTCTACAAAGACTATAAAGTTGGAGTAGACCTAAATAACGTCTCCTATAGACCATTGGTATCCAACGGAATAAACAGAGACACACACTTAGTTAAAGACCTTCAAACTACATTTGATAAGGTTATCCATCAGTACGTTACTGAGGCGGCTTTACATCCTGTATTAGAAGAAACACACTCTTTAACTAAATTTAGTTAATAGAAATCGGGAGGTGTAAAAGCCTCCCTTTTTTTAAACGAGGAGAAGAGATGAACGAACCAGTATTATTTTTACTAACGAAATATAGCAAGATGGGTGTATCAGTTATTAGCCAAAAGACAGGGACTAAATACAACTGTGCTTTTCAGAATGGTATCTTTAAGACTACTAATCCAGATGAGGCAAGTGCATTAAGAACAGGTGCTTTTTATGGAGTAGACTATACCTCTGATATGGCGTTATCTGATGAAGCCAAAGATATGATTAACGTACATGACGAGTTTGGTGATAACTATGATGTAGCTATGAAGATTAAAGATATGAAGAGAGCTGAACTTGTAAGCCTTGCAAGCAAGGTACGTAAGCCATCGGATCAAGGTTTTAACTTTATGAAACTAAAGAATGTTGAACTACAGGATTATATTATTAAGCAAGCTCATAAATTACAGGATATAAATTGACACGTTTAGAAATTCAAACGAGGGTAAGATATAACCTACGAGAGGCAACAGCTTCTGTGTGGACTGATGCAGAATTACAAGCACAGATAAACCTTGCACAGAGATATATCGCTACTCAGTTGGATGAAAGTTACTTAACAGAACTCATACAATTACAATCTTATACTATAACTGTCCCTGAGAATATAATAGATACAGATGCACTACCTGCTGACTATATAAAAGTAGTTGGTGATGGTTATAATGTAGACACAGATGTTATTTTTTCTTTAAAGACACCTGAGGTTGGTAGGAGATTGAGAGCCATATCAGCAAACGATGTAGATTATTCTGCTCGTTTTATGTGGGTTGAAGGTACTAATCTAAACATTATGTCCAGAAAAGAAGATTATACGAGTGATGCCTTTTGAGTATTATGTTCTCTGTTATCCTAATGATTTTGGCATTAGATGGTACAGAGAGCGAGATAAATGATTCTGTCATNGACCTTGTCATTGATTATGCAACAGCAAGAGCTTTGGTAAAGACTGANTTAGAATCTTCTATAGCACTTGAGNCTAAGGTGAGAGGCAGNATAAAGGAGTTAAANAGTGAACTTAGGTAGAATGAGAAGCCGTGTACAGATGAAGATTCGTGATAAGCGATCAAGTAAGGTTTCTGATAGTTTTATTGATGATCTTATAAATGAAGGTCTTAGGATAATGGCTTCAAAGACTTTACAATTAGAGGGTTTAGATACATCTTTGACGTACAGTTCTGCTAATGATGGTTTTGCCGTACCTTCTGACTTCCTTAAAGTCAAGTATATAGAGTGGATAACAAGTAATGTCGTTAATAGAAGAATAAACCCTATGGGACTTCCTCTGTTGCGTAAGAAAAGGAATGAGTTCTCTAACCTTGATTTAACAACTGTTGATGCTGTATCACCTAATGGCTATGCAATACAGAACGGATACATAGTATTAGACTCAACGACACAGACATCACCGAGATTATATTATTACAAATATGACACATCTTTAAGTGTAGAATCAAGCACTCCAAGTTTTGATAGTGAATACCATCAGTTACTTGTTAGCTATGCTGTATGGCAGTTGACAAATGACACGGTGGAGAGAGACAATTGGTTGATAGGAATAACAGATATGCTTTCAGCCAGACCAGAAGCAGAGTATACAAGAACACGATACGTAGGATTATAGATGTCTGAGAAAACGTATAAGATAACAGATTTTAGTGCAGGATGGTTTAACTCTGGTGATTTTTCTATCACTAACCTTCCAGAAAATGGGGGTAGTGTAGCAACCAATGTTAGGTCAATACCCGGTGCTTTGTTGACACGTTATTCTAATGGGGATCTTCTCACATCGAATCTTACGGCTGCTGTTACTTTTAGAGAGATGCAGCTATTAGGGGCATCTAATGCTTCTGTGAGATTTTTATTAGTACAAGATGGTACGAGTGTTAAACAGTTTTTATATTCTGCTGGATATAGTGCTATTAATAAGACATTTACTGGGGGGTCGTTAGACTCTGGTGATATATGTTATTTCA